ACGAATATTGCCGACCGAGGCTGCGGTGATTCTGAATGTGTCACCTCAATTCGTAAGAGTTGCAATGCAGCAGGGGAAACTCCCAATCGGAACAGCAATCAAAATGTCCTCAATTTGGACATACCACATATCAGAGAAACTACTGCACGAATATTCCGGAAAGGACATCGAGCAGGAACTTGAAAGAATCAGAGGAAAGGAGTGACGGAAATGTCAAAGGACGAAAGAAAAGAAACAGTTGAAAGAATTGCAGAGAAATTCGCATCTTTGCAGGACAATGAGAAATCATTCATTGCCGGATATATGGCGAGAGCAGAGGAGGAATGTGCAACAAGAAAAAAAGAACCTGCGGTTGCGACCGCATAAAACAAAATAGCAAGGTATGAGATAAATCTATTGAGGCGGTTGATTGTTGCAGCAGTCAACCGCAGTACATAACAGGAGGACAAGATGGGATTGTTCAAGAAATATGACTGGTGGTCAGTAAATGAAGAACTCCAAAGAATCATTGATTTTTATTACGACGGAAATGAGAGAGAAAGTACATACTGGGATTTTTACAGTGAGCAGATAAATGAAATGGGTGCGATTGCAGCAGACATGTGGAATGAAATGCAGGGAATCAGAGACCGATTGTCGTACAAGTACGATTTGCCATACAAGAAACTTGAATTTTGCGACGATGACGACGCAGGAACACACACAGCGATTTCATGGTGGAACACTGCTGCGTGTATGCTTTCAGATGTTGACATGGTCGTACTGATTGACAGCGAAAATCCAATGTTTTACGGAGACTACGAGGAGGAAAAGGAGAAAAGAATCCGGATGCTTGAGCATCTGACAAAGAGACAACAGATGCAGTTATACACAGAGGTGGTCGGATTCCTCCTGCGAGTGAATGAGTTAGTCGCAGCATTTGAAACAATAACAGCGGTAATACATGAACTGGACTATCATCAATCATTCATCAAGACAAATGACGGATTGCAAGAACCGAAAGAGGCATGGTTGTAGAGGAAAAAAAGAATGAAATATTATCACGCAGCACCAAAAGAGACAAGGATGAAGATTGTCGGAGAGGGCATATTGAGAAAATCGTGGGATGGTTTTGTATATTTGTGCGATAGACCGGAGGACGCTTGCAAATTCCTTATGATTCGAGGCATGAGAGAAATGAGCGTTATTGAGGTGAACATCAAAAAAAGCGAGGTCAAAGAATCATACGACCACAATGAACACTTTTTCAGATGCAAGGCATACATACATGACGGAGACATTGAACTGTCGGGCAGAGAGAATGTGTGGGATTACAGTTTCGATATATAGGAGGTGAAGCAGGTGCGGACAGTATATATATGCTCACCATATAGGGCAAAAACAGAGGAGCAGTTGAAACAGCATATTGAATATGCAAAGGAACTCACGAGAGAGGCATTGTTGAGAGGCGATGCACCAGTGACAGTCCATCTGTACATGACACAGTGCTTGACGGAGGAGATTCCGCAGGAGAGAGAAATCGGACTGGTAGCAGGACAACACATCATTGAGAAGTGCGAAGCAGTTATTGTCGGGTATCGGTTCGGTATTTCGGAGGGAATGTCGCAGGAGATGCGGATTGCAAAAGCTAGAGGCATCAAGATTCAATATCACTCATGAAAAAGGGCAAAGAAAAAGGACATCCGTCGCAACCGGATGTCCGATGCAAGTCGTGTCAGACTTGAAACTCACTAAAGATATTATAGCAAATCTGACACGAAAATGCAATCAGAAAAAGCGTGAAAAACGCTGATTCTAAAAAGGTTTTTGAGGGGTTGAGCGTCCTTGTTATAGATATTAACAAGTCAACGAAAACCTAAATAATTATAGCAGCAGGATGGTGTTAGATGAAAAAGAGAAAAGAACAGTATGTCTCATATGACTACGAGGCAGCGTTCAATAAATCCATAGAGGACTTGAACGAGTATTTCATTGAGCAGATGGCAAAAAACAGGAAATCACTTATGTATGCACTCAAGGAGATACGAGCAGGAGAGCAACTGGAGGTTGAGATATATCCACAGTTCAAAAGCATGGATGAAGTACCGGAGGAGGGTCGGACAGCAAAGAAAGACAACTCACAGGCACAGAGAAACCTCAACGATAAGAACGCAAGGAAGTATGTCGAGAGACTAATCAACGAGAATTTCACCGACAGGGATTTGTGGATAACACTCACATATGATGATGACCACCTCCCTGCGGACGGAGATGTGGATGCTGCAATCAAGAATGTGCAAAAGTACATCCGACGGGTCAACTATCAGAGGAAAAAGAGAGGACTGGACAATGCGAGATATGTGATTGTAAATGCCTACAATCCGGAACAGGAAATCAGATGGCATCATCACATTGTCATGGACGGAGACATGGACATGGACACGGTTGAGGAATGTTGGGGGCAGTCGAGCAGAAACGAGGTGCGACGACTGGAGACAGACGAGAACGGGTTATCCGGAATGGCAAACTATATCGTTGAGGAAAAAAACAGAATCAAGTCGGAAAAGAGATGGATGTCATCGAAAGGATTGAAAATGCCGGAGATTCGGGTGGTTCATTCAAAGCAGCCGGAAAAAGGCAAGGGGAACTATAAGAAAATCAAGAAATATGTGGATGAAATGCTCAAGGACAGAGACATGATTGAGGTTCAGATGAAAAAGTGGTTTCCGGAATATGATTTCACGGATTCTGGTGTATATTACAACGATTTCAATGGCATGTTCTACATACGAGCGAGGATGCGGAAAAGGAGGAAACGATGAAAAGGCAGCAGAGAAGAAAACACGACCGGAGATGCATGGTGTTTCTGATTGCGATTGTGATGATTTTTGCGATTTATATGATTGCAACGACGGTCAGAGGGAAAGAGAGAAAACAGGAACTTGAACAGCAGTCAGAGGAACAGTTCGAGCAGACGCAGCAGGAGGAACTGACAGTAAAATGGGAGACCGTGCAGCAGGAAACAGAGAAAGAGGAAGAACCGGACAGATATGCAGTATTTGACACGATGTCAGAGGACTGGAGTGCGGATGATGTCGAGGGATTCCAGTTCTATGAGATACCGGAGGAATACCAAAGAACCGGAGGCTATATGCCGGAGAAAATGCAGATTTATACATACATAGTCTGCAAGAATTACGGTGTCCGGTACGAACTTGTGATTGCACTCATTGAGCGTGAATCCGGATATGTTTTTGACAAGGTCGGGGATGACGGACACAGCATGGGTTATATGCAGGTATATGAGGACTATCACAAGGACAGGATGGAGAGATTGAACTGCACTGACCTCATGAATCCGTATCAGAACATACTTGTCGGGGTGGACTACCTTGCGGAACTCATTGACAAGTACGGAACACAGCAGGATGCACTCACAGCGTACAACTACGGACAAGCAGGAGCATACAGACATATGTGGAGCAAAGGAGTATATGTCTATGACTACAACAGCACCATCATGAAAAGAGCAAAGGAAATCGAGGAGGTGTTGCAGCAGTGAGATTCAGAATCAGACAGATTCTTGAGAGAATACACCACATGAAAGAAAGAGACCATTGCCGGAGCAACTGTTTGTTTTGTGAGTATTTCGATATTTGCAAGGCAGACAAGACACCGCAGCAGGAAAGAGGTGAAAGAGAATGAACATGAGATATGCAATGAGAAGTGAGGACACAGAGCAAATCAATGTCGTGTCGTGGGCGAACTGGAATGTGAATCGTTATCCGGAATTGAAATGGTTGTACCATGTACCGAACGGAGGCAGCAGGAATAAGCAGGAGGCGGTCAAACTCAAACAGATGGGTGTCAAGGCGGGTGTATCTGACTTATGTCTTCCATACCCGAAAGGACTGTATTGCGGAATGTACATCGAGATGAAATTCGGTGACAACAGGCAGCAGACGACACAAAAAGAGTTTCTTGAGGACATGGCAGCAGTAGGACATTTCGTTGTGACATGCTATTCGGCAGAGGAGGCGGTAAAAGTCCTTGAGGAATATCTGAATCTTTCGGACTGGAAACACATGGAGAAAAAACGGAGAATGAGCATCCCGAACAACAGCATCCTCAAGAACGGGGAAATCAAAGAGAGCAAACCGAGAAAGAAATGAGGAGGTGCAGCAGGATGACGGTCAAGGATATTATGACGTTGCTTGAAAGTCCGGACAGGGTTCGGGTCATCAAGGACGGTGAGGAGATATACAACCAGTATTTTGCAAACATGGAGGTTGACAAGGACATCGTCGCACAGATAGGAGATGCAGAGGTCAAGAGATTCAGAGCAGTTCAGGAAATTCGACACAAGAGATGGAGAGAATTGAACCTCATGTCACCGTTACGACCGGACGAAGCATCGGATTTCAAGTTTCAAGAATTGCAAATGAAACTGTATTATACGATTTATATATAACAGGAGAGAAAAAACATGAAAATCAGAGTATTAAGTCTTTTTGATGGAATAAGCGTCGGGATGTTGGCTCTAAAAAGAGCGGGGTTCGATGTAGAAAAATACTATGCATCAGAAATAAAAACCAAGGCTATGAAATGTAGCTTTAATAATTGGGGAGATGCAATCGAACAGATAGGAGATGTAAGAAAAGTTGACGGAAAAAAATATGATGTTGACATCATAATAGGCGGGTCGCCATGCCAAAATTTCAGCAGAGCAAGAACATCACATTGCAACGTGATTGACGGGTTAGCAGGAGAACAAAGTTCACTATTTTTTGAATATTTAAGGATTTTGAAAGAGAACAATCCAAAATACTTTTTTCTTGAAAATGTATGGATGCCGATTGATGACCAGAAGATTATAAATAGACTTCTGGGAGTAGAACCAATTCGTGCAAATAGTAGTCTGGTATCATACCAACAAAGAGACAGACTATACTGGACGAACATTCCAGGAATCGAATTGCCAAAAGATAGACATATAAATTTTCAAGATTACAAGGACACTGACGAAGAATATTGCGACAAATTCTTAGTAAATAGAACACCGAGCAGAGAACGAATGTGGGGCGACGGAAACGGGGAATGTCCGAATGTAACAAATAGAGAGAAAATAAATTGCATAACGCTAAAACAAGATAGATGGAAAAATTCCGGATTGATAGCATATAAAGATTTTTGCAGATATTTAACAACAAGAGAGTTGGAAATCGGGCAGACATTGCCAGTTGGATATACAAAAGGATTATCCAAAAACGAGGCAGAGGATGTCATAGGAGATGCATGGACTGCGGACATGATTGCACACTTTTTTGGGTACTTAAAAAGAGATATGGAAAAGAAACAGGAGGAAATGAAATGAAAATCATTGCAGTAATGTCACCGAAAGGTGGAATCGGAAAGACAACGACATCGGATGCGATCGCTTACATGTTGGGAGAGGAGCAGGAGAAACGTGTTCTAATTCTCGACGGAGACCCGCAGGGCGATACATCCAAGACATTCGAGGCATACGAGCCGGAGGGAACAGGAATGAGTGAACTGCTTGAGCGTCATGTGAGCGTGGGCGGGTCATACCGCACAACGGACTTGATAAGACCGACACAATACAGTCACATTGACATCATCCCTGCAAACGGGTATCTCATGCAGACAGACATGAACCTGCTGCTCAAGCAGGAGGCGAACCAAGTCACAAGGCTGCGGGATGCACTGGAGGAAGTATCGGAGGCATACGACTATTGCATTTGTGATTGTGGTCGTCTGCTTGACATGGTGGTCATCAACATTCTACTGGCAGCAGAACTCGTCATTGCACCCGTAAAGGTTGGAGGGTACGAAAACGAGGCGATTCACAATTTGCAGGAACAGGTTGACGACCTGCGGGAAATCAATCCGGAACTACGAATCAAAGGTCTTGTGACCATGAGGCAAAAGAACAAGACATCACTGGATTTTGAGGAATGGATGAAAACCAGTTCCGGATTTGACATGTTCGTCACTCCGATTCGTCGGTCGATTGTAGCGGAAAAGGCATCCATGAGAATGGCAATCCTCCCGCAGTTTTCAAAGAACTGCATCGTGTCACAGGACTATCGCAATGTGGTTCATGAATTACTCAAGGAACTGGAGGGATAGACATGGCAAATATAAAAATTTTCAAAATGGATGATTATTCATGGTATGCAGCACACAATCTCATGGAATTTTTGAACTGGTACAACAAACATATAGACAGTATAGAAACTCCGGACGACTTGTCAGAGTTGGAAATCATCGAACCGGAGGACGGAACGATGTGGAGCAACGAAAACATAACGCAGGAGGATGTCGAAACACTGGGAGATGCGGATGAAATATGCAGAGGAGGAATCGGAGACCTAAAGAGACATGATGGAGATATATTCAAGATGCAGACATTCGCTGACGTACTGGGAGACGAGGACATCAAAGAACCGTATGAGATAGCGTCAACAGAATGGTGAGGTGACAGGAATGACGGCGAAAGAAAGAGAAATTGTCGAAAGGCTCAATCATCCGGTGTACACGACGGATTTTCTTGAGGAGTGGATTCAGAGAAAAGACAATGTGTTCATAAATGCACCCGCAGCATTGCAAGCAATGGGAGCAAAAGGATTTTATGAGGCAGTCAAACAAATGGCAAAGAATGAGGAGGAAAAAGGACAATGAGCAATATTATCAACACAGCACCGTGTCGATTCTGCGGACAGATGGTGCAGATTGACAGCGAGGAAAAATTGACACAGCCACAGGCAGAGGAACAGGCGACAATGTCCTGCACCTGCGAACAGGCGGTTGAGTATCAGAAAGAGAAACAGAGGAAAGAAAAGGCGATGCAGAACGTCGCTGCATTGTTCGGAGAGGCAGCAACACCGGAAAAGAGATGCAGTGAGGGCATCGTGAACATTCTCAAGGCAGCAGTTGAGGAGATATACACCGGAGGACTGGCAAAGGTCACTCTGAACCTCCGAGGGGGGGGTCAAAGCATCTATCTCACAGAATAGCAAAGGCGAGATAAACGTCGAGCGTACAGAGACCAAAAAGCAGAAATTAACAGAATAGGGGAGCGGATGCGTGTGACCGAAAGAGAGATATGTGGGTCATTCCGGAGAGCAGAGAATCAAAAGCAACAGATTCAGATTTTGACGGAACTGACCTGCAAGAGTAAATATCAGATAATCGGTATATTGCTGCGGAATGGCGAGAAAGTACCGAAAAGCATTGAAAACCAGTTATACAAGAGACTGGACGCACTCGACGCACAGATTTTCGAGTGTGAAATGGAATACAAAGAAATCGTGACCGCACTGACGGGAGAAAACAGGAGGAAAGAACATGGCAACAGGATTCAGCGTCATGGACGCACTAAACAAGAACAGCAAGGCAGGAGTTGACGAATCACCGAGAGCGAGATTTCGGACAAAGGACATTTCAATTTTCAAGATGTACCGGAACAAACTTAATTTCTACTATTTACCGGGTATTGAGGAACTTGCAGGAGACATCCTCATGTATGGTCTCAAGCAGAATCTTGAGGTTGTATTTGAGCCGAATGAGCAGGGTGAATATAGAATCGTCGCAGGTGAGAGACGGTGGCTTGCACTCAAGTACCTTGTCAAGCAGGGATATAAAGATTTTGAGATTGCAACCTGCAAACTGACCACACCGCAGGACGAGGACGAGGAGCAGGTGGAAATCATCATCGCAAACGCATACCGGACAAAGTCTCTCAAGGATATTATCGAGGAGGAACAGCGTCTCAAAGCGTGTCTTGAGCGTATGAAAACGGATGGAAAGAAAATCAAAGGATATGACCTCCAGTCCGGTCGCCTCCGTGATGTTATCGCATCAATGCTCAAGATGTCAAAGACCAAGATCGCACAGATTGAGAGCGTCAACAACAATCTGATTCCGGAGTTTCGGGAGGAACTCAACAACGAGCGTCTCACATTCTCCGCAGCGTATGAGTTGAGCGGGATGTCTCCGGAGATGCAGCAGGAGGCACTTGCAAAATACAAGGAAAACGGAGAATTGTCCTATACGGAAATCAAGGACATGAAATCACCGCAAAAACCGGAACAGGAGCAGGATGCAGCAGGGCAGCAGGACACCGTGTCAGATTCAGACACAGCAGGGCAGCAGTCATCCGAAAACAGCATGAATCCTCCGGAGGAAAAGAAAGCGGGCGGCGATTATGAGACACCGCATCCGGAGGGAATCACATCAATCTGTTATTCCTGCACCGAATACGAGACTTGCAACGTAAAGACCGGAACATGTACCTCATGCGACCAGTACAAGAACCGTGCAGAGGCTTACAAGACCGAGGAGCAGAGATATAACGAGGAGCAGGATGCAATCGACCGTGAAACGAAAAAGAAACTCCGTGAACAGGCAGAGGAGGAGAAGATGAACAACCTCCCGTCAGACACACAGGAGAACGGTCAGAAAGTGCATCACATTAAACTGGGAGCGACATTTTTTGAGGAGGTTGCATCCGGAGAAAAGACATTTGAACTCCGGAAGAATGACAGAGGCTATAAAAAAGGCGACATCATTGAGATGATGGAGTTCAAGGACGGAAAGAACACAGGACGCACCGTGAGAGTGCTTGTGACATATATCCTTGAGGAGTTTGCAGGTCTTGAGGACGGATATTGCATCATGGCGACATCTCTGTTGAATAAGGACGGAGAACCGTTTGACAGAGCAGACATCAATCAGATTTGTGCAGATATTAGAGCAAACGGTGACGGGTACACAGAGGGCGGTGACGAATACATCATGATTGAAAAGGCAGAAGAAATGGTAAAAAGCGGAGGTGTTGAATGAAAATGACAGAATACAACTCATATCCGGAAGATATGCAAGAGATAACAGCGTTCACCGATGAATGGAATGACTTCTTTACATACTGCAAAGAAGATTATGAGAGCAGACAAGCATATAAAAACAATTTACATGAGCATCACGAGGATTTGAGAATTGCATGGGTAAGAAAAGAAAAGAATCTCGGTTTCTGTATAGGCAGAAAACAGGGAATTTTGAAATTCTACAAAATAGGTACGGAAAAGGACTGGGATGCGTTCAAGCACGGATTCGCTGCACGGTTCACACACGATAACAGTTAAACAGGAGGAACAGGAGAATGAATGAAATCAGACGAGGAGAAATATTCTACATCGCACGAGGGGGGGGGTGACGAGTGGGAGTGAGCAGTTTGCAGATAGACCCGCAGTCGTAGTCAGCAACGACGAGAACAACAAACACTCCGGAGTGATTGAGGTTGTGTACATGACGACGCAACCGAAAACAGACCTCCCGACACATGTGACTGTCCGCAGTACCGGAAGAATATCCACAGTATTGTGTGAACAGGTATCGTCAGTATCGACCGACCGTGTGAATAACTACATCGGGCAGGTATCGGAGCAAGAAATGAAAAACATCGACATCGCTCTCATGATTTCCTTACAGTTGAGCGGTGGAGGAAAGACATCAAAGCAGTACAATGAGACGATTCAGAAACAGCAGGAGGAAATTGAATACTATCGCAACAAAATTCAAGCGATGCAGCAGTCGTTAGAAGAAAAGAAAACCGAAAAGCCACAGGAGGCAGCAGGAGAGACATCGGAGATCGTTGTGAGGCTTGAGACGGAGCGTGACACATACAAGGCATTATATGAGCAGTTATTTGAGAGGCTGCTGACTATGGGAGGAACAGGAAATTGAAAAAAGGACAATTAAAAGCATTATTCATCGAGGCAAAGGGAACAGGTCAGAAATATATCGGTGTAATGATTCGGACAGAGGGCAGCAGTGAACCGGAGGTCATCATCAATCCGAAAGAGAATTTCAATGCAAAATTCGACTATTACATGGCAGCGTATGACGATGATTTGATTCTGATTGCAACAAAAGGGAAAAAGGACATCAGAATCACGGGAGCAGCAGCGGGAGCATCGTTCGAGGACATCCAGTCACAACTCATTGATGAAAAAGCGTCATCCGGATGGAAAGAACAGATTGCGGATGCGGTGGACAGGGTTGTCGATAAGATGCTGAAAGAAACTCCTCCGGAAACGGAGGAGGAGAGACAGAACTGCGAGACCATGAGAGAGACAATCAAAGGAATGTTCCTCACGCAGAGACGTTCAAAGACAGAGGCAGCGTTCATCACCGAGAATATTGACAGATACGAGGAATTGTTTGAAATCTGCATGAATGGAGATGATGCACAGTTCAAAAAGGGCATCACGGAATTGCAGAAAGCACAGAATGAGTATATTTTGCAGAAAGAGAGGGAAAACGGATGAACAAGGTCATTTTGATGGGTCGTCTCACGAGAGACCCGAATGTCAGATATTCACCGAGGAATAATTCACAGGAGGAAATGGCGATCGCACGATACACACTTGCGGTTGACCGCAGAGGAGCAAAAGACGGGCAACAGTCAGCGGATTTCATTTCCTGCGTTGCGTTTGGACGAGATGGAGAGTTCGCAGAAAAATATCTTAAGCAGGGAACGAAAGTGGTTGTCACTGGACGGATTCAGACGGGGTCATATACGAACAGAGACGGTCAAAAGGTCTATACCACGGACGTGATTGTCGAGGAACAGGAATTTGCAGAGAGTAAGAAAGCGGCAGGGCAGCAGGACGGGAACAACGGAGGGCATTCGGATGCAGGTGACGGTTTTATGAATATTCCGGACGGAATCGACGAAGAACTCCCTTTCAATTAGGTGCGGAGGAGGATGGAGACATGGGATTCGTGGAAAAGGTGAAAAACGTCATTTCAAAACTGCGGGCAGCGGGAAAGACAGAGAAAGAGGTGTCTGAAATCATCGAACAGGCAGCAGAGGCAGCAACGGTCTTGAAAAAGACGGAATCTCCGGAGCATCCGGAGAAAATCAAGGCAGCAGGAGGAGAAAACATGCAAGATGCTCTTTTGAAAGTGGGAATCAGTGCAAAAGAGGCATTGACCGCATTTGAGAGCATATACAGACTGAGGAGGCAGGAAAAGTCGAATAATTGGAGGAAATATCATGGATTGCCTCTGAAAAGGTCAAAAGGAGGAAAACGACGTGGAGACAGAAAAAGAAATGACAGCAATTCAGAAAACACAGGTATATCTTGAGAATTATCGGGAAATAGAGCGATATATCAAGGATGCAATTTCGGAAGTATCACAGATTGACGATGTATCAAGATATAACATTTCAGCAGAGAAAGCGTTCCTCCAGTCCATCAGAGAGTGTAAGGCAGAGACGGTCATTCTGTTCGAGCACATGAAAAAGGCTCTTGCATCGCTGAAAGAGGATGCAGAGGCAGCAGGTGAGGGGTACAAGTACGACGCACTTGAGGCAGTATATATCAAGGGCAAGTCATACGAGGATATTGTGAGGGAGACAGGATGCGGAAAGAACTCACCGAAAAAGTGGTGCAGATCAATGACAGAACGTCTCTCAATCAAATTATTCGGTGCAAAAGCAATCGAAAATGACAAAATCGGAGTGAAATGAGAGTGAAAACGGGGTGAAATGAGGGTGATTTCGGGGGTAAAAAGTGGGTGAACAAAAGCAAATATAAACGTGCTAATATGATAACGTGAACAGTTGAGTGAGCGATTGCAGAGATGCAGTCGCTTTTTTCTTGCCTGTTTGCCCTCCTGTTATATGCGGGCAGCAGGACACTATCATG